TGCTCCCCGGCCAGCACCCAACGCAACCACAGAAAGCGCATGTCGCACGCGGAGGCGATGCTGCGCCGGGGAATAGTTTGGAGGCGCAATGTCCCGCGCCCGCCACTACCACATCGTTCGGAAGGCCGAGCCAGTGACCGAAACAGCGTCCCTAGTCGCAGACGCTCTCCACGATGTAGCCGATGCGATCAGGACGCTTGCGGGGGTATTCGCCTGGGGAGCTGTCTCGGATCACAGTGACACACACGGTCGGCAAAAGGAAATGGCAGCTGTAATCCTTCGCTTTGCAAGTGAGGGATATTTCTCGACCAAGGTTGACGGTCAGAAGGTATGCGAGGCTGACAGCGAATTGGCTCGACAGATGCTCGACCGGCTGTTCGGGCCACCGAAGGCGAAGCGATGATCTTCTGGCGTCCCGCCTATGAATGGCGGGGCACTCGGCAACCCTGGTTCGCCAATCCCCGATTGAACGAAGTGAGCATGAGCGAGGAAGCGGCAAGAGCGATCTACCGCTGCTTCAATCTCATTCCCGATTTAGCCGAGGCGGCAAACGACAGAGACGGAATCCGCTGGTGATTAAACGCTTGGCCGAGAACGCAATCGGTCAACTGATCGGCGCAATCATCCTGGTCGCCGTCGCTGAAGTGACGAGCTGCATATTCCTGAAGATCGAGATGGGGCGCAGGAACTAGCATGGCAGTAACGGTCACTCATACCACTGCCGCAACCCAGCCCGATAGCGGCGACGGCAAAATCTCGTCGAATGCCTGGAACGAAGATCACACGGTCATCGGACTTGGAGCCGCCGCTTTGGCCGACATCGGCTCGGGCGTGGGGCAGGTGCTCGACAAGGCGAGCGCCGATCTTCTGTATCAGGCGACTGGCGCATACCTGACAGGCAACCAGACAATCACGCTATCCGGCGACGTTTCGGGTTCGGGCGCGACCGCCATCACGGGGACGCTTGCCACCGTCAATTCCAATGTCGGATCGTTCGGCTCGGCTACGCAAAGCCTGACCGCGACCGTTGACGGCAAGGGACGCATTACCGCCATATCGGCGCAGACGGCAACTCCGGCGTTCACCTCGATCACGAGCAAGCCGACTACTGTGGCCGGCTACGGTATTACCGACGCTGGCTATGTGGTGGCTCAATCGGCTGTTGCGGCCTCGCACACGGGCGACACGGCGACCACAACGCTTGCCACGATCACGATCCCCGCCGCCGCAATGGGGGCAAACGGCGTTCTGGCCGTGACTTTCCGCATCAGCCGAACCGGCGCTCTCAATACCATGACGACATCGGCCACGTTTGGCGGCACGTCAGTGCTCAGCAAGACATTCGGGACGACGGTCACGAGCGAGGAATACGTTCTCTACATCTCCAACCGCAACAGCGCGGCCTCGCAGCTCGCCCGTTACTCGACCGCCAACAATGTCGCCGGTGTCGCGGCGGGTCAATCAACCGCAACTATCGACACGACAGCATCTGCCAGCCTCCTCATCAAGGGCGCTTGCACCAATGCGGGCGATACGATCACGCTCGAATCCTACCAAGTCCTGATTTACCCGAAGGCATGACGTTCGATCGCTCAGTGTTCGATGCGAACACATTCGATGTTCCTGCGATTGTCGCCGGACAGATATTCCAGGCATGGACTCAGCCGGTCAAGCCGGACGGGCAATGGAGCGCCGCCAATTATTCGAGCAGCCCGCCGTGGGCAGACAAACCGAAGAACCAAGGCACCTGGTAGCCTAGCAGACACCGCCCACTCGAAAGAGAGCGGAAAACGGGGGCGACATGAATACAATCAGAGGAAATCGAAGTGGCACGGGGCGGCGCTAGGCCGGGGGCTGGGCGTCCAAAGGGCAGCGCCAACAAGCGAACGCGCGAGATCGCCAATGCTATTGCGGAAGGGCTTACCCCGCTTGAGTTCCTGACCAACGTCTATCGGGACATTGGTGAGGAGATGTCTCGCCGCATCGATGCCGCCAAGGCCGCCGCCCAGTATGTCCACCCGAAGCTGGCGAACATCGACACAAAGGTTGAGGGCGAGCTGAAGGTTGGCAGGCTGATCTACCCCGGCCTTGATGACTGACACGGTTGATCTGGTGGCCGAATACACGGCCCGCGCACAGTTCAAGCCGCTTCACAAGAGAAAGACTAGGTGGGCCGTTGCCGTTGCTCACCGCCGCGCCGGCAAGACCGTGGCATGTGTCAATGAATTGATCCGCAGGGCAGGCGCTTGCGACAGGGACGATCCACGGTTCGCTTACATCGCTCCGCAGCTCAACCAGGCGAAAGACATCGCTTGGCAGTATCTGAAGCAATACAGTTCGTTCATTCCGGGCGTTAAGGTTCACGAGAGCGAGCTGTGGGTTCAGCTCCCCGGTGGCGCACGGATCAGGATTTACGGCGCTGACAACCCTGACCGCTTGCGGGGCATCTACCTTGATGGGGTGGTGCTTGACGAGTTCGGCGACATGGACCCGACAGTATGGTCGCAGGTCATTCGTCCGGCGTTGAGCGACCGCAAGGGATGGGCCGTGTTCATCGGCACGCCAAAGGGCAAGAACACGTTCCACACGATCTGGACTGACGCTCAGGACGACCCTGCGTGGACGCCCATCATGCTCAGATCGTCGGAAACCGGCTTACTCGACGCAGCCGAGCTGAACGACGCGCGGCGAATGATGACGGCAGACGAATATGCCCAGGAATACGAGTGTTCGTTCGAGGCTGCGGTCAAGGGCGCTTACTACGGCAAGGAGATGAACGATGCGGAGGATCGCATTGCTCCCGTTCCTTACGATCCGAGGCTACCGGTCCACACCGCGTGGGACTTGGGCGTGGCGGATTCGACCGTCATTTGGTTCATTCAGGTTACGGGGCGCGAGACGCGCATCATCGACGTCATCAAGGGCGAGGGCGTCGGTCTCGACTGGTATGCTAAGCGCCTATCTGAGCGCGACTATGTGTGGGGCAGCCACTATCTCCCGCATGATGTCGAAGTCAGGGAGCTGGGCACCGGCAAATCCCGCAAAGAGGTTCTAGCGGGGCTTGGCATCAAGGCGACCGTCTGTCCCAACATTCCGATTGCGGACGGGATTCAGGCGGTGAGGATGCTGCTTCCGACCTGCTGGTTCGACAAAGAGAAAACAAAGGTCGGCGTCGAGGCGCTGCGAATGTATCGCCGCGAATATGACGAGAAGCGGCAGGAGTTCCGAGTGAACCCGCTGCATGACTGGACCTCACATTACGCGGACGCTCTCCGGTATTTCGCCGTGGGCCACACGAACCGGCCTCAGATGAAGCCGATCAAATATTCCAACAAGGGGGTCGTTTAGTGACAGACACCGATCCCGCACTGCTCCGTGAATTTTTGCGGTATGAACCGGAGACGGGCAAACTCTATTGGCTCCCGCGCGATAGGCGGCATTTCGAGACGCAGCGCGCATGCTCAACATGGAATGCGGTCTATCCAGGACGCGAGGCGCTGACCGCGGATAATGGCGACGGCTACCGCATCGGGACCATTTGCCAGCAAAAGATGCGCGCACACAGGGTTATTTGGGTGATCGTCCATGGCGAGTGGCCGGAATACATCGATCATATTAACGGCGACAGGGCTGACACTCGGCTGCGCAATCTCCGCGCGGTCTCGCATCAGGAAAATATGAAAAATCAGCCTCGGCGTCGCACTAATACGAGTGGTCGTATGGGCGTCAGTTGGCGCGACGGCAAATGGATTGCCTATGCGAGTGTTGACGGCAAACAAAGGCAGCTGGGCAAATTCGTCGCATTCGAAGACGCATGTGCCGCGCGCTCGAAGTTTGAATCCGATCACGGATACCACATGAATGACGGCAGAGAGGTCGTCGCGGCATGAGCGCTGATGATCCGTCCTTCCTCGCGTTCCTCCAGGCAGAGGAAGCCCGCTCATACGACGGGACGCTGCTCGAAGAGGTTGAAGCGGCGCTCAACTCCTACAACGGCGCGGCTTACGGTGACGAGGAAGAGGGCAGGTCGCAGGTTGTCGCCCGCGATGTTTCCGAGACGGTCGATTACATGCTTACCTCGGTCATCGATGCGTTTGTCGCGTCGGGCCGAGTGGTTGAGTTCGAGCCGACCGACGAGGCTGATGAGGAAGTGGCCGACGACGCCACGGAAGCGCTTCATTACCTCTACCGCAGGAAGTCGGGTTATCGCTTTATTCACGACTGGGCGAAGGCTGGGCTTTCCGAGAAGATCGGGATCGCCAAGTCCTGCGTCGAGCGCAAGCGCAAGCGCGTAGAGGGCCTGTATCACCCGGCGATGCTGCCGGATCACGCGATCGAGGCAACCGAGACCGATCAGCCGCATCCGGTTGACGGCGCGCCGATGATCCACGCGGTTACCCTTGAGGAAACCGCTGCGACCTTCCCCGATTACCATGTGCCGCTTGAGGAGTTCCGCGTAGCGCCGGATGCGCGTGACCTGGATAGCGCTGTCTACCTCGCGCACATTACGCAAAAGAGCATTTCCGAGCTGACGGAGATGGGCCTTGACGTTCAGGGCATTGACCTGAGCCAAGGCAATAACCCGTTCTTCGGGGCACTCGTCAACGCTCGCGACGACGGGCGCAACAACTGGTATGGGATGCTCGACCGCGAGGGCACGAACCGCAAGGTTTGGCTCAACGAGGAATACGTCCTCTACGACGCGGACGGCGACGGCATTTCAGAGCGCCTGTGCGTTCATCGTGTCGGCAACACCATCCTCGCTGTCGAAGAGACCGATTATCAGCCGTTCGAATATTGGTGCCCGTTCCCGATGCAGGGCCGGCTGATCGGCCAGTCCCTCGCCGACAAGGTGATGGACATTCAGCGCGTCAACACCGTGCTCGAGCGCAACGCACTGGACAGCCTCTATTCGCAGGTCGCTCCCGGCCATTACGTCAACGAGGAAAGCTGCGGCGACCATACGATTGACGATTTGCTGACGGTCAGGCCGAACCGCCTGGTTCGCTACACCGGGCAGATTGCGCCGATCCCCGAGACGAAGAACGACGTAAGCCAGATCGCCTTCGCAGCAATCGAGTTCAAGATCAGGCAGAGGGAATCGCGCACCGGCATAACCCGCCTTAACAAGGGCGTTGACGAAGATACGCTGAACGACACGGCCAAGGGGCAGGCGCAGCTCATGAGCCGTGGGCAGCAGATGGAGCGCTATGTCATCCGCAACTTCGCGGAGGGCGTTGCTCGGTTGTTCATGAAGAAGGTCGGCCTCATGCGCAAGTATGGGCAGCCGTTCCAGATTCGTGTCGACGGTCAGTATCGGCAGGTCGATCCCACGCAATGGCCCGAAGAGATGGAGGTCAACGTCCAGGTCGGGCTTGGCTCCGGCTCGAAGCAGGATCGGGTGATGGGCCTGCAGACGATCGGCCAGGTCCAGGCGATGCTCAAGGAGGCGGGCTCGCAGATCGTCAGCGACGACAATGTTTACAACGCCTGTGTCGGCCTTGCCCGCGCGCTGAACCTCGAACCGGAGGATCTGTTCACCGAGCCGCCCAAGGACGCGCAGGGCAATCCGATCCCGCAACAGCAGCCGCCCGATCCGAAGGTGCAGGCCCTGATGGCGCAGGTTCAGGTCAAGCAGCAGGCGATCGAGGCGCAGCAGCAGGCCGACGCGATGAAGCTGCAGCAGATGCAGGCGCAACACGCCGACGAGACGCAGATCGAGGTCATGCGCCAGCATCAGGAGGCGGCGTTGGCGGTAAGGCAGCAGAACCTGCAGGCGTTCATCGACCAGCAGCAGATGGTCCTCGACGCGCACAAGCACGCGGCGCAGCTGGACAGCCAGCAGCGGATTGCGAAGATGCGTCCGGGCGGGAAGCTGGACAAATGACCGAGGCTGAACGCATCGCCCGCGCCCATCGCGCTCAAGCGGCACTGGACGAGTTCCTGACGCCGATGTTCGACGACCTGCGCGAGGAATACCGCAATCGCATCGCCGAGGTCGCAACGACCGAGCTTCACCCCGGAACGCGAGCGGACAAGATCACAACGCTGTCAGTCGCCTTGAGGGTGGTGGACACGCTGAAGAGCGGCATGGCCGAGATCGTGCGCGACGGCGAACTGGCTCGGCGCGACAGGCTGCGTGCTGACGATGTTGCGAAGATGAGCGACGCGCAGCAGCGGCTGCTCAGGATTGCGGGTTAGTCAATCGGGGCGTCGGGCAGCGGCATCCAGTGGGTTGGTTCCACCTCGGTATGATTGCAGCCGCAGCACTCGCCGTTCCAATCATCTGCGTGCCAAACCGTCATCTCGGAGCCGCAATCGTCAAGCTCATGAACGGCGCCCACGACGCCGAGACTGGGGACATACACAAGACAGCGAGTGCCGTCTTTCGGCGCGGTTTCAATTGGCTGCCACATGTGACGGCAGCTAGCACATTTCTCCCACGGGAGCAACGATACGAGGGCGGACATGGGAGTGATCGCGTCACGCCGGGTTTCGGCAACTGCGGACGCATGGGACTTACGCCCAATGCGCGTCACAACGATGATCGCCAACCGCTTCGTGCAAGGCATGTTCACGCTGGTCTTTAGTGCCGAGACAACTCGGGCGCGAGTGACCGGACACATCACGAGATAACGATACGAGCGAGGGCCAACCTCGCCACCCCATCGACCGGGACACCCGGCGATCCGCCCACGAGCGGCAATAAAGAAGCCTGACAAAGGACGAAGCAATGACGACCCAGCCCGAAGCGGCAGTCGGCAGCGAATCCGCGCCCGCAGCCGAAAATCCCGCAGATTATTTCACGCAGATGGCGGAAGAACAATTCGGCGTAACGGACGAGGAGCAGGAAGAACCGGCAGAAGGCGAACCCGCCGACGGAGCCGATGACGAAACCGCACTCGAAGAGGAAGTTGACGATCTTCCTCCCATCGAAGCGCCGGTATCGTGGGATGCTGAAGCGAAGGCCAAGTTCGCAGAGCTGCCGCGTGATGCCCAAGAGGTAATCACCAAGCGGGAAAGCGAGCGGGAGCGCTTCGTTCAGCAGAAGTCCCAGGAAGCAGCACGCGCCAAGCAGGAGGCGGAAGCGGCGGCCCTTCAACAGGTCGCAGCCTACGACGCTCAGGTGGCGCAGCAGCTTCAGCAATATGCCGAGGCGATTGCTCCACAGCGCCCCAATCCGGCGCTGCTACAGCATGACCCGCAGGCATTTTACGCCATGCAGGCGGACTATGAGGCCAAGGTTGCCCAGCAGCAGCAGCTGCAGCAGCAGGCTCAGGGTTACGCACAGCAGGCGCAGGCACGAGCGATGCAGATTGCTCAGGCCGAAATGGCGGAACAGCACCGCATCATCGTCGACAAGTTCCCGGAATATGCCGACCCTACGACTGGCCC